TTACACGTTTGACTCAGGATCGGTGAATACTCCATCTTCATAAGTCCATCCAATTCCACATGGAGTTCCGTCCATTTTAACAACATGATAATTATCAAAAATATAACCTTCACCATCCCATATAACAATATTTACAACTATTCCATCTGTAATTAATGCATATCTCATGCAAACTCCTCCACAAGGCAAATACCATCAGCACCTTCACCACCATAAAACGCGTGGAGAAGACTTGCGTGTCATATGCGCCAGCACCGCCAGGGACTAATGCTTTCGCAATTCTCGGTGAAGATACAGTACACAGTCCCCTCTTCGGCTGCCTCCCCAAAAGCTTGAACCGCCGTACCCATTAAGTAATCTGGTATTATTTTGACCATCTCCGCCGGCTAGATTTACATCCCCCCACTACAACACCAACGCCGCCTGATGCATATACAGTTGAAGCAGTAGATGGTTTCCGCCTGTGGCAACCATCCACTAAATGTTGAGTTACCGCCTTTTGTTGCCTCTGTACCGCCAGCACCGATAACCACAGCAAAGTTTGTAATATCAGCTATGTTGAACCATTTTATTCCAGTTGACCCGGACGCTCCGCCAGCCCCGGAGAAGTTGTCACCAGCAGCCACCCATTGAAAGCACCACCACCGCCAGTGATAGTCACTTTGATGCGATTCGTTCCTACGGTAGGTGCGTAAGTTGAGGATGTGGTGATCCATTGCTCTCCAATCTTCTGGCCAACAAAGCCAGAGCTGTTTGAGAGCTGAAGATATTCGACTATGTTTTCCATCCGGCCCGGATGCATTCGGATCGGTTGCGTTTCCATCAACAGTGTTGACATAAATTACAGAGTTGTCATTGCTTACCAGAACAGCCCCCTTAAGGATAACCATTCACGGCTGTTGCAAATGCAGAATCATATGTATTCAATGCACCCGCGCTAAACCATCGAGAAATAGCGGATAGCTCATATAAAATTTGGTTTACATCTTGTCCTTTTGGTGGGAGACCTCCGGCAGACTTTAATGTCATAGTGATTGGAGGGAATCCTGAGTTATATGATGCAGTGTTATCGCCAGCTGGCGTTGTATCTGGCAAATCTTCTCTTGGCCATTGACGGCAAAGATTACTGGCTGTTTTTTTGGCGCGTCTGTTCTGTTCATTTTTAATCTCTGTAGAAAGTACCATCATTATATGGATATGCGTCTGATGAAAATCAAAAATAAGGACTAATGACCTGATTAATATTCAGCAAAACACCGCTAGGAATTGGTGTTACATCGTAATTGGTAAGTATTGATACTTCATATGGGGCGAATTCAAACTCAAATATCATTCCCATAGTCATATCGCGATAGTTAACGCAACATGCTCTCTCCCGCTTGTAAAAAAGTATTCTCAGGAATTTATTTATATCTGGTATGATTACGATACTTATATTTGTAAAAGCTTTGCAAAATATCAGAGTTCTGTATGCATCATTTTCTTGCCTGACATTTGTAGTTTCCTGAACTCCTCCAAAAAAAGGGGAATCATTGAACGGAGTGGGATAATCTGAATCATCGGCTTCACTGAGTCCGAACGAGCCACTTTCGATTGGTGCTGTGATGTATCTACTTACGCCAACGATCTTGCTCCACATATCAAGACCGAATGTCTCACAGGTCGCCAAATCCCATACTTTGGCTATAAACTCGTCTGTGAAGTCATCCAGGCTAACCGCCTGATTAAAGGTTTCGATAATGGATATTAATTTAGCACTGGCAGAATATTGGGTAAGGATTGTGTCTTTCCACATAACTTACCTCTTAGGATAAAGTAACAGTAATATCCGATTCCTGAATGGTTGGTACCTGATCAATGCCCATTGTTGAGGCAGGGCCAAATGTTGTGCCATCGAGAGAAACTTCCAGGCTTAGAATGCCTACGGTTTCTGGCGAAAGAGATATTACTGGAGCGTAATACTTACCGGCGTTAATTGTTGAACCAATCCTTGCCTTGCCAATCCCCTCATATCCTCCATTAAACACCGTGGCGATCATGGTTTTTGCCTGTGATGTAATATCGATAGGTGGATTGAGTGAACTGTCAAACTCCACACTGAAGTAAACGCGTGTAGCGCGATTCCCTTACACTTTGCCCCCGATCAGGGGGCAAAGTGTCGTGATGCTCTAACGCCAAATGGTTATGACGTCAGCAAGCCAGAAACCCGGCTCTTTTTTAGTAGGCAATGGAAATGGGGAAGTTTTACAGGTTGCGAGGGTGCAAAAAGTGCGGGAGGAAATTTAAACAAGAGGAGAATTTAAAAAAGCAAAAGACACCCACTAAAACACCTGTTAGGCGCTGGTTTTTTGATTTGTTGTGTAACTGTATGATTTGAAATGGTACGCCCTACAGGATTCGAACCTGTGACCCACGACTTAGAAGCCCGTCGATTTGCGGTTTCAGAGCGTTTCTCACGTAGCCATAAACCCCGCTAAGCCTTGCAGGTTAACGCTTTGATAACTTGCGCGGTTTCATTGTGTTGCATAGTATCTCGCTAAAGGTGCACACGCGGGTGCACACGCAAAGGCGGTGAACAAATGAAAAACCAGCTAACCGACAGCAAAATAAGAGCACTAAAAGCTAAAGAAACGCGCTATGAAATCTGGCAACCAATTAGCGGTCGCGGGGGTAGCAGCATCGGAATTCGTGTATGGCCATCAGGAAAAAAGGTGTTCATATTTCGCACCATAAAAAACAAAGTTCGCACTTATTACACCATCGGCGAATACCCGCGACTCACGCTAGCCGAGGCTCTAGCCTTTTACCCAGACGATGAAAAAGAAAGCTCGTCATCTCTCGCCACCATTTCCGACCTTTTCCGGAATACATCGCAGACCAGAAACGAACCAATAAACGCGGCTGGAAAAAGAAAGAAAATAGACTGAATCAGGTGTTAAACGGCGGCGCGATACCGCCAGCACTGGAGGCGCAAAAGGTCACCACCCTACACATCAGGGAAGCGCTAGCGCAATTCATCCGGCGCGGAGCGGTTGCAGGCTCAAACACGGCGCGAGCCGACCTTCACGCCTGCTTTAATTTCGCCCTACACGCAGACAATAACCCCGCCACGCTGGGCGCTGCTATCCGGTACGGCGTGACAATAAACCCGGTCACCGCAATACCTAAGCAGATAGGCGCGGAGAAAATCGGCTCTCGATATCTTTCATGGGATGAATTAGCCAGGCTGATTAAGGCTCTAACCCTGCCGGACACTGAAAAGCTAATCAGGCCCGATTGTTGCCGCTTGCTGCTGCTGTGCCTGTATACCGGCGGACAAAGGCCGTGGGAATTGATGACCAACAAACACGAAAACATCAGCGAAAATATTCTCTCAATCCCGGAGGAAATCAGCAAAACCAGCAATTTTCACTCTGTGCCGCTTCACGCCAAGGCGCTGGAAATCATAGCCACTCAGAAGCGCCTAAACCCCCGCAAGGCGTTTCTATTCCCTGCCGGGTCAAAGTCCGGTCATATGGAATCAAGCCTATTAGGGCGTCAGGTGCGCGCCCTGTGCGCCGCTCTTAACATGAAGCCGTTCACCCCTCGCGACCTGCGGCGAACCTTTAAGACGCTCGCCGGTGATATGGGGGTGCCGCTGGAGTTGCGCGACATTCTACAGAACCACCGCCGCCCCGGTGTCAGTGGGCGCGTTTACGATAAGTATTACTACATGCGGGAAAAACGGGAAATTCTGGATGCTTGGCATAAACGACTGGACGAAATAACCCAATAAAAAAGCGCCCTCATTGGGCGCTTGCTCACTTATCCATTTTTCTATTACCGATTCAGGCCAACCCAGAAACAGCCCGGATGCGGTTTTGTGTGGCCGGGTAAGTCACCGTGTTTCGCGTACATGCGCCAAACCGATTGTCGAGAGCGCCCCAGAAGGGCGCATAACTCTTTTACCCCTATGTACCGACTAACCGCCAATTTCAGCTTTACGGCGTTCCTGAAGCTCCCTAGCCATTGATTGAGCTTCGCTTCTATACCTCGGCGCTCTCCCCTCGGCAATTGCGGCGATACGCTCATCAGACAATACAGCATCAGAGCCGGGTTCAAGCTTGCTTCCTGACCTCACCTTTTGAAGCTCTGCTGTAAGCTCGCAAATAGCCCTTGCTGCTGCGTATTCCTCGCTGAACATATATCCACCCGCCATTACCGATTCGGCATCATTGCGCCACATAGCAATCTGCTCGTCTGTTAACTGGTTATTGGTCATTTGGCTGGACTTCATGCAGTTTCCACACCCGGTATCATCTTTGTTGCAGCATTCACCCAAGAACACCGCGCAATTTTTATTTTCTATACGCTTATTGGTCATTTAATCAATCTCCCTCAAATATTGTCAGTTAGCTGGTACTTCTGTAGCAGTTTCCGCTCTGCTTTGCTGCTGTACGTTCCTGCCCTTATCATTGCGCGGCGCTCTATTGCCGCCAGTGTCCTAAGCGTCTTTTTTTCCGGGTCGCACATTTCCGGCTTGTATGACGTCCACTTAACACCCACGACCAGCACTCCCAAAAACCTTGTGAAGCTTATAGCCCTGCCAGTTGGCGCGGCACTGGTCGAAAATATCCATTTTTTCCGATGCGGTGACATTGAATAGCGTTTCCTCGCTAACTACCTCGTAAATCATGCGGCGGTCTGTGCCTATATCCACCTTTTTGATTATTCCACTGTCAATCATGCGAATCAGGACGCTGCGCACACTGGGCTCACGATACCCGGTAGCCTTGATAATGTCGGTGATGGTGAAACGCTCCGCACCATCAAGGAAATCGAGTACCGCGTTTTTAACGTATTTTTCCACCGTCATTTCATGTCCTCACGCATTTTGTTTATTTCAGAAACCCGCAATTTAAATTTACGCTCGGATATCATCTTTCCGTTTTTGAATATATCCCGACACTCTTCGATAAATAGTTTCTCGGCGTCTGTCATTCCATGCGACCAGACACGAGCGCGCAAGTTTTCGGACACGCTGCGCAACCCCGAGATAGCCTTATCTTTTGCCGCAATAACCGCATTTAAGCGCTTATTTTCTTTTTTTTCTTTACTGCCGAATAAATCAAACATTGTCACCACCTTTATCAAATGAAGCTGATTTTCCTCCCCGAACCGCCCCGTAAGCCAAGCGCCCCGCACCTTTCGGCATCGCAAACAAACTCACAACCGGCTTTCTTACGTGCGGCGCGTTATCGAATAACGGCTTACTTTCGTAACCCTTCACCCATGTAGCTATTACTGGTTTTAATCTCATGCTTTTAACTCACATTTAATTAGAGAAATAATTACTATGTTATTTTGAATATACATAACCCCAAATTTAGAGCGAAAGAAGCCCCGTCAACTCGTTTTAATAATTGACTAAAAAAGGTTATTAATTAATATCAGATATTATTTAGCGTTAATTCTAGTAGTTCGGATTCACTCCCATATTCAGCAATAAACGATTTGCGCCCTGTATTTCCATGAATGGCAATCTTCCCGGATTTTTTGTCATCATTGCGATGATGCCCCGGACACAAACACAAAACCTCAAACCACCCGCGCGTTGCGCCGCGCCCCGCCCCTCCCTTATATGATGAATTTCCCCGGAGTACCCATACCCCAGCCTGTACGAAACAGGCCACGCACCCCAGCGCCGCTACCTTGTCCACGTGCGCCCGTTCCGCTTTTTTCATTTATCCCACCATGCGCCGCAATGCGTCGAATAAAAGCGATGTTGACAATTCGTAAGACTCACACCAGATTTTTAACTCCTTTTGACGCGCCCGGAGGAAGCCGGACAACATCGCTTGCTCTTGCAGCGTGAAAGGCCGCTTGCGGTATTTATTCACCTCTGTGCCACTGGTTTTAATTTTGGTCACCACCCGGTCAATTCGGCAGGAGTAATCCGAACAAACCCGGCGAAAATCAAAATCATGGTGTTTCAGAAAAGCCAAAAGACATTGGCGCTCGTTACTGTTTAACACTCGTTACCTCTGCTGCTAATAACCAAACATCGCCCCAGCCCTTGCGCCCTGCGCGCATGTTTCTACAGGCTGCAACCTCAAACCTTTTCATCATTGCTGGCGGCACATCGCGCCAGCATTTGAAATATGTATGCGCGCTACTCATTCACCACCAGCCGCGCAAACCCCATCCTTGAGAGGCAGACACCGAAAACTTCATTTACGTAACGGAATACCCCTCACACACACGGTGCACATTCTCACGAGCCTCTCTTGCTGATAGACCCTCACTACGTATTCCAACAATCACTTTCCTTAGCGCCGTTATGATGAAGTCCAACCCTTCGTTAGCCGCTATCGCCTCTACATGGGCCGCTTTTATCGCCGCCGCCCGCTGCGATAAAAGCGTCATGGCGTAGAAATCAATCTGCGCCTGTATAGCACCCCCTTCCTCTACCATGTTGTCTATGTCGCGTTGAGCGTCCATTTCCAGCGCTTCGGCGTGCGCAACCTCAACCAGCAGCTCAATCTCACGTTGGCAGTAAGCAACAAAATCCGCTTTGGTGTTTGTTGAGAACGCGTAGCAGGTTTCACCCACCGCCTCACGCTCAACCGCTGCCAGCGCGTGACGCGCATCTTTCAGGGTTGCGCGCTTGCTGATTGCTACTACTGCCGCTTGATATGCTTCGATTAACTTTTTCATTATGCCACTCCATTTATTTGTCACTAGTCAGTGACTGCATGTTATTCCCGCCACACCCTTTTGTTTTGCTTAATTGTGCTATTGTGTCACCCGGACTATTTTGTCACTTTATAAAAACAAAAAAGGAGGCTTAAAGCCCCTTAAAAGATCATTTTTTATGCAAGTTATCGCGCTAGTTTACGCCCTTAACCTTGTTGCAAACCCTGAAAACTGTACGCCGATTGACTCCCACCAGCTTTGCTATTTCGTCCACTGGTATTCCCTTTTCCCTCAGCTTGATTATCTGCTCGTGCTTTTCAGTATTTGCCTTTCTCCCGACGCCGGAATACACGCCTTTTTCTTTCGCTAGTGCAATCCCTTCCTTTTGCCTCTCCCGTATCATTCCGCGCTCAAGTTCGGAAACTGCTGCCATGATTGTCACGTAAAAGTTGGTCATAGGCTTATCGTCTAGGGTCATACCCAAATCGACAATATGAAGTTTTGCCCCTTTCGCCTTGACCTCCTCCCATATATCCATAAAGCCACGAAGCGAGCGAGCTAAACGGTCTAGCGACTTTACGAAAACCTCATCCCCTCTCCCAGCAGTTCGAGCAATAAATTTAGTTGCGGCCTGTCATTATTTTTAGCCGAAATCTTTTCTTTAAAAATCTTGTTTAGTCCTAACGGCTCCAGCACTTCCATTTGCCTATCTAAATTTTGATCTTTAGATGAAACGCGAGCATATCCAAATTTCATTGAGTCCCCTCAGGTGACATTTACGGACATTTAAACCACCGTGACATAATAGTCTATTTAGGCCTGTATATGCCACCCTTTCACCATGTTTTCAGCAGGTGCTCCAGCGGTACACCGTTTTGTCACCAGCCAGATAATAAAAAACCCGCCGTAGCGGGTTGACTTTATGCTTCTGATTCGGTCGGATGATTCCCTTCCATTTCTTCTATTTTTTCCCTGCAATTCCTTAGCCCTATCTGCGCAAATAACAATGACGCCTCAGCCTCCACCCTCTTTGCCTTTTCACTCCTTATCTCATCCCTTAGCGCTTCCATCTCTTGTGCGGCATCTTCACGCCCCGGCCCCTTTCCTCGGCAAGCTCCCGGCGCTTTAATAACTCCTCGTGCCGCACCTTGTTCATCCTGTCCATCTCTCGCAATTCCCGACGACCCCGCATATCATCACGCAAAATCCAAATCGCTACACCTACCATCACCACGAAACCAATTACCTGCCACCCACCATACATACCCACCCCCATAAAAAGTTAACCCGCACATCATGCGCGGGTTAGGTTCGGATTTTGTGATTGTAGGTGCTATTGCTGTGGAATGACGATTCCGGGATTTAGGGCTAGTAGTTCGGTGTAGATTTCTGCTTTTACTTCCTCGCGTGCCAGAGCGATAGACATGTTAATCAGCGCTTCCGTTTTTGCTAGCGTAGCCATTGGCGCTCCATTGTGTACCAACGCCCCGCTAGACTGCATTTCTAGCACCTGCGATCCACCTGGGTAATTCATCACCCATTGAGCCCAATCATATTGGCCCTGTACCTGCCCCTTACGTGATAAGACCCATAATCACTACTGCCATTCATCCAGATAGGAAAGCCAATATTGTCGTAGTTGGTTCCATTTCCGCTAACGTCATTCCATGGCGCGTTTTGGATGAATCCCACATCATGATTTGATACGTATTGTGAATTATCTGCGGTAACAGTCCCGCCGTTAGCCTGAATCAGAAGCTCATTGGTGCACTTAACAACTACGTTCGCCCCTCCCGGTGTTGCATCTACCCAGATATCGCTACCTACGTGTGTATTGTTGTTTAGCTGAGTGGCGTCCACAATTCCCGCCGTCACGCTGGTTGCTGCTGTCAGCGTGTTAAGCGTCACGTTCTGCGGCGATACATCACCGGCGGCATCAGGCGCTTGCCCGTAGACCGTTTGCACGTTCGGCGTCGTGTCGGCGTTTAGCCTCTCCCAGATGGATAGAATCACGCTCTGGGATTGCTCTATTTTTTGAAGCTCCGAATGCACCAGTTTTGTCATTCCGGCTAGGTCGTCCGGGATATTCATTCCCTCAACCCGGTATACCTGCGGCGGTTTCTGCGCAACCTCGCTTTGCTTGTTTGACGTACTGGCTAGGCTGGTGCGCCTAATCTGCTTCGTGGCGCGCTCCCGCGCCTCTGCTAGCGCTTTTGTTTTTGTGCTAATCATCGCCCCGTACTCACCGTTTTGAATTTTACCCCTACCGGCACGTCGCCTTGTCCGGCAATTTCCAGTCTGTAGGCATGTACGCCACCCTCTGCACACCACGTGCTTAAACGGTCATAGGCAAGATTCGCCGTTTGCGTGTCCCACGTGTAACCGGAATCAGGGTTATCAGCGCGCCCCACCTTGATAGTGATATCGTTTGATCCTTTGCCGTTCAGGTATAGCTCGCTAATCATCACACGGTTTCCGGGGTCGAACTCCAGCCCCGGCGCTCTACATAGCATTGCAAATCTTGCGTTGTCATTGCAGCCACGCCGCCGGTAATGATGTTTCTCGCTTCAGTTGTACCGTAATTAAGCAGGTACACCCCACCAGCCGCACAAGCGCCAATCATGCCGCCCTGTGCCGTTCTGGTTACTCCAGTGTCCCATACATAATTAGCATCATCCCACGCCCCACAGCGCTATCCCACGGCGTATCGATTTCGGTTGGTGGCAACTTGCAGAAACACGCATCATTGATGTACGGGAGGGTTTTCTTGCTCCATGTCCCTTTTGCGTAGTTGTACGTTAGCGCCACGGTTTTACTGTAATCTCCCTCGTTTTGGTCGGTGCCGTACATCATTACCCAGATTTCTGACAATTCCGGGTAGTTCAGCATGCGCACCATTCCCGCAAAGTGGTTATTCACGTAATCAGCCAGGTAATCTTTTACCGCGCCATCTGCAACGGATTTCCACGATACCGAATCATGCCGCGCAATATCCGAGCCAGTGAAAACGTAGTTATATCCGTGCGCGTTGACGCAGCAACCGATATCGAGACACCCCAAATCCGAATACAGCAATTTTGTGATGAATGGTGATTGGTCGTTGCCGCTGGGTGTCATGGCGTAGGTTTCGCGTTCGGTATAAACGTATAGCGTGCCGCCGTTCTCTGCCGCGTCTACAACCGTGTAGCTACTTGATAAATCCTGCCACCCCGCATAACCATCAATCACCGCCGCTGCGTAGTCCTCCGGGCTGCGATTGGCGGCTGTATCATCCCAATTTATAGGAAATGCGTTTTCCTGCGCGAAACCAGACCAGCGCACACGCGTCGGGTATGGCACATCCTGCCCGCCTTGCGCTTCCTCTACGGTTGCCAGCATCAGCAGGCGGTTATCGAATGAAATCAGCTTTCCGCACGTCCAACGGCGGTTTTCTACCGTTGGATTGCCGCTTTCATCAACCACAGTTTGTTCACCCCACGCCGTGAGCGTGTCGAACCCATCCCAATCATATTGTTTGCCAAGCGGTGCCGATGTTTTGACGCCAAAAATCTGGCAGTTGTTAATCTGGCATTTGTAGGCGCTCCAGATTTCGTCCGTGACGAATCCGGTTGCAAAATTATCATCCGTGGTGATAGGCAATTTCGCGAATTGCGGTAGCGTCATTGATTGCGACCAGATACAAACATCATCACCATCGACGCCCAGCCCAAACAGCAGCGCGGCGTTGTTTGAAAATGCATCGAACATCACCGAATCAATCAACCATAGCGCCTGCGGCTGATAATCCCCGTTAATATCTTCCGTGTAGTACTGCTGCAGCTGGTTGCCTAAGTACTGATTTATTCCCCTACCGTTAAACTGGACATTTAGCGCGTCAGTCATCGCGGCATCAGGTAGCATTGTTGGGTCGCCGTCGAGCATGAGGCCGACGCTCCCTAGTTGCTGGATATTGGGTTTCGTCATGCTGTGCGCACCCAAATATAAAGCCCGTAGTGCGGGTTGATAAACTGGTCACCAGTAACCCCATCACCCGCACCGATTGTTACACTACCGCTTGCCGTGTGGCTGTGCGCTCCCGCTGCCGATGTTTGACCGCCCCACTCTGAGAAATCGGCCTGCTCTGCCGACGACCACCCATCACTACCGTCTGCCGTTGGGATTGCGTGAGTATGGTCACCCACCCCATCAACCGTTACCGCAACGCCCAGCGTCGCGGCTGCAATATGGTTATTACCCACCCTCACGTTACCAGCCACCGCCCCAGCGGCGAAATTAACCACGGCCCGGCTGCGTCAGTTACCTGCCCGATTCCCGCCAGCATCCCCACAATCGGCGACCACTCCCCAAACCCTAAAATGTCTGCCGGGTTGCGATTGTCCGTCGCCGACATAAACGGACACCCTACCGGATAAATAATATCCATTAGGGTCTGCCATGTAAGGACTAGGCCCGGCGTCTGGTTGTACTGGTCAGTCGCTGGTGTAGCAATCGCCAGCGCCGCCGCCGTGGGCTCATCCGTTTGTGTTGGGTCGTTAAGCTCAAAATAACTCAACGCGCCAGCGGTGCCGGAATTGTCCTGCCACGGCGTATTCAGGGTGATGTTGTTGATTTGCTCCGGTGTGCCGGTGATAGCTCCGCTAGCGTTTGGTAGCGTGTTTTGCAGCACGGATTTCAGCATTCTGACTTGGTCGTCACCATTGCTAACCATATCCGTTTTTCCAATGGGCCAATCTGGATTTAACTGATTGATATATGTTGCGTTTTCTAACGGCATTATTTCCTGTCCTCCAATCTCGCTACCCTGCGGTCTACGTCCGTGATTTCCTGCTGCTCCACGTGAATCTCTGTAACCACAGCCGCCAGTTGCGTCTGCTGGTCTTTTACCGTTAACACGGTTGTTTCAATGCTTGACTCGTAGCGCCCAATAGTGACCGCTAGGCCGATTAGCGCCATCAGGCCACCAGCGCCAAGAAACCGAAGTAGCGAATGCGTTTTGTCGTGCATCAGAAATACCTCTCATGCTTCACCGACGCGACGCCAGTCACGGAATCAAACTGCTCTGCTGCGCTGTTTAATGCCTCAACCTCTGCCGTTGCCATAGCTAGCCATGATTTAGCGGCTGCGGCATCACGTGCGAAAACTGCGAGGTAATAAAGCGATTGCAGCAAAATCGCGTTTTCTGCGCCGTTGCTGTATGCGTTTGTTTGAACCGAATCAGACAGACGCGGCGGCAATAGATACCCGGTCACGGAAACATCAGCAGGGGCCACCAAAATCATGCTATTGCCGTTCACTGCATAAATCGGCGTTGATGCGTCTGTGCACCCCGTGGCGCGGCGCAACATGACAGACTCAAGCGGAACCATCAGCGCCACCCTACCGCCAATAATCACGGTTTCTGTTTGCGCAAACTCAATCGGGATTGTGTCTACTGCCGTGTAGTTCTTTGTAGTAATCATCTGCGGGATTCGTAGCCCGGCGTCAAAATCAGCTTGCGCGGCTTGGATGAATTGCGGAATTGCGGAAATTGTCGCGCTGTCCGTCCGTTTCCCCCACGCCTGCACATTCTCTTTTAAATCTTTGTAGGTTGTAGCCATGATCCAGCCTGTAATCAGTCCCATAAAAAAGCCCCGCTTTTGCGAGGCTGTTTATCAAGCGTATTTCAGCGTCTTTTTTTCATCGCGTAACACCGCGCAAATTCGGCGAATAACCTCACCTTCTGGCGTGTCTGGCGTAGGTCGCCCGGTTAACACCAGCACGATATAGTCAATGATTTTTCCCGCTTCCTCCGGTTGCAGGTCTACCCATTCCTTTTGCTTCTCCCCGGTCATTGCCTGCCGTAGCGCCGTAACCCCTGCGTGGCATAGCTGCGCAATGGTGGCTACGTCAAAACTCGCTTTTACCGCCATTACTCCCCTGCTCACAGGTGCCGCCCGCGCTATTGATGCAACCGTTCTCCGTGGTGATACTCGTACCCGGTGCAATGGCGATACGCTTAATCGTTGCGCCTTTTGCCGTGGTTGCCTCGGTGTAGGTAGAGCAAGCCGATACAGCGCAAAGCGCGGTTGCGGCGATGATTGCTAAGGCGATGCTTTTCATTTTTTACCTTTCTTTTTCTTTTCTGGCAGTGGCTGCACCGCCTGATAGTGACTTGCCATTACGGGCGGCGTTTCTGCCTCCGTCATTTCCCCTGATACCGTCGCCGCCGCAACCGCGATTGTTGCCGCTGTGGCGTTCACAGTTGTTGCGTCGTCATTGGTAATCACTGCGTTAACCGTTACCGTTCCCGCTCCGGTTGCCGTTCCACTGATTGCGCCAGTTGTCGTGTCAATGGTCAGCCCTAGAGCGGATGCCAGCGAATAAGCAACGGTGTATCCCGCTGCGTCCGTTGGCGTTACGTTTACGGCGGCTTGCGAGGTAAACGCAGTTCCCGCCGTAGCATGGTTAGCCGTCAGTGTTACCGCCGCGGCGGTTACGGGGTTGCTGGCTTTGGGATAACTGCTGCCGATGCCCACGGGTTGCGGTGACGCAAGCCAACATCCATGTGAAGCACAGAGCGAATATAATCGCCGGATTTGCCTTGCGGGTCGGTTTTAGGCGCGCGGAACATAACAGCATTCCAGTCGTCAGCATTGAAGATATAAACGGTATTGGCGGGCATGTTGCGGTTGTAGACAACCTTGACCGTCTGGCCCAGCGCATCGGTGATGGTGTTAACCTCGATGCTAAATTGCGGGGTGTTTTCGAATACACGTTGCTTCTGGCCTTCTTCCTGCAAACCAGAAATAACGCCTTTCATGGTGTCGGAACACATCAACACCTCCGGCTTGCCGCCGGTAGTCCACAGCGCCGCCATTGCGGTAAAAATTTCGTCAGAGGTCGGAACGTCTCCGGCTGCGGTAATCAGCGTAGTGGTGCCGGTCAGCGGGTCGCCGGTCACGGTCACGCCGCCATCAGTGGATGAAATCATAGACAAGTAGCCGCCCAGCTTGCGCGGAGAAACGCCTTTCACCTCTGCGGCGGTTGCGCCGTTATTGAGGAATGCGTATTCCAAATCACGCTTAAGGGCGCGCGCTTTTTTGGTTGCTTGATAATCGGATTCCTTGCCGCGCCCCACGAGGATTGCGCATCGGCGTCGCCGGTAACCTTAACCGCTTTACCCATTTTTTGGGTGTAGCCGGTCATTACGGTTGTTGGGGTAAACGAGTCGTCGAGCGAGGAAAATTCAAAACCTTCCATCAGCGCGTTATCGTCGTCTACGGCTTCGTCGCTGTCGGTCTGCCATTCAAATTTCGGTTGGCTGGTTGACGCCTTGCCAATCATCGACTGAAACGGGAAATCAGACGGCGAAATATTGGAAATCCAATCTGCAATGGACTCCTTAACGCCGTTTAACTCATAGCTGTTTAATTCAGTTGCCACTCTCTCTATCTCCGGCTTGAAAATTAAAAAGCAAGAGCGGTTGCCCTTGCCTTTTTTAGTAGATCAAGAAAGAAATGGCGGTGAGACACCGCATAGCACAATTAGCTAATTGCCATCGCCCAGCTTGGCAAATTCATCAGCCAAATCAGGGTTGGCTGCTGCCATTGCAACCATAGCCGTGATAACTCGCTGTACCTGATTCGGCTCTGTGGCGTATGCGGCATCCACCAGCAGCCGCGCCGCTTTCGGATTGATAAGCAGTTTTGCCGATAACGTGGAACCCGCTAGAATTGCCGCCAGCTTAGGCCACAATACCGGGTTAACCGCCATGCCACCTAGCGCCATTGATGCCATGTGGTGCGCGGTGTTTGAGTGGTTGGCGTCTCGACCTAAGTTTTTGAAACCCTCGGATAATTTAGCTAGTTGCTCTAGGTCGTAGCGGTGACCGGCGTCAAACATCATATCTTTTACCGGCTCGGCTAATTTATTCCAGTTGGTCAGGAATACTGACGGGTTAAACGCGCGGCCCTCCGCCCCTGCCGACCCTGCGCCCTCTAACCCCAATCGGTGTACGATTTCAGCCGTCAGGTGACTCCATTCGTCCGGCGTCATTACCTTTTTCAGCGGGGCCAGCGTGTCGATACCTTTCGCGCTAAACGCCCCGGCCTCATTCCCGAATAGGCGGGTATAAATCGCGTCCCCGGTCGCCGCCCTGCCAAACACACTGCGGGCGCGCTCCAGCATCGTCAGGCCGCTGGCGTATGCTTCCTGTGCCGCGTTCCACTCTGCCCCAGCCCCATCGCGGCGTATTGCTGCCCGATATCCTCACGCAGTGCCTTAGCCATGCGCTTAGCTGCTGCCGCGTCTGCGGTTGCTGCCTCTCCCGTTCCAATGTAATCATCCAATAGCTTTAGAGTATCCCGCGCTTGACTAATCAACATCGGAACATTGCTGTATCCGCTACTTTGCGGGATTTTCCCGGCCTTTTCGATGTAGTCAAAATAACGGCGCGCGATAGGCGGGACGGACATTTGCTGGATGCCTTCCTTTGGGTTTACGCCGTTCATTTCCTCAATCAAGCGCGTAAACCGGCGCGTGTTTGTTTTCTTCCCCTTCGGCAGGCGTTTTTCTAATTCCGTGTACGCCTTATCCGTTTCCTCATTAAATTTTTTCTCTGCATTTTCAATAGCCTGTTTAATTTCATTCCCCAGCGCGCTCGTATCTCCAGCATACCCCAGCTTGCTCTTGATGCCCTGAATAAAACTATCCATCGTTGCCAGTGATTTGGCGTTCTGGATGTTTAGCAGGTGCCCACCTGGTACTTTTTGAATCAGGTTTTCAAGCGTCCGAATCCAATCACGCCCAGACGTCACCCCATAGACGGGTTAACCCCAATATGGTCTGCCGCCGCCTGAATTGCCTCGCCGTTTTTGGCTAGCAGCGTTTTCATGATTCGTAATGCCTGCGGGGTATGGAAAATCCCTTCCATTACCACGTTAGCCGCCGCGCCAGCACCCACGCTTGACGGTGTCGCATCCTCGCCAGATGTAAAATCACCGCCCAACGTACCACCAGCGCCGCGAATGGCTTTATCAATAACCCACTGCAAGCCCTTATTCCCCACAACCTCTGCGGCGCGCTCCGCTGCCGGAATCGCTGCCTCAGCGCCAAACTCCCAGCCCGGAATGCTGGCGGCAATCTGCGGGGCAATCTCAGCCGCCTTTCCCCACCCTGTTTGTGGTGCTGGCATCGCCGCCGATTCTGCCCCGGCGTTGTCAGCCAGCTATAATTCACAGGGTCGGATTGCTTGATTTGCTGCGCCACCTGCTGCGGAACACCAGCAAACAGCACGCCACCCAACCCCTCACCAGTTAACCCCTCTGCAAGTTCTGTCACACCCTTTTTAAAGCCCGTCCAGATATCAGATTCTTTCTCATGTGGTGGGTTATTAAGAAAATACTCTCCCAATGATTCGCTGATTTGTGCCGTGGTGGTGCCGTCCGGGAATGAGAATTCAAGGCCGTTTGATTCAACTGTAATCGTCATTTTGCCGCCTTAACTGTGAACGTCACGCCGTTTGCGCCGGTGTATGTTTTCCCGTCCTGCGGCGTGGCGTCCGGGCCTCCTGTCGCGATTGGCTGGCCCGCCACCTGCTGCTGTGCTTCCTCAGTGCTGATAACTGGTGCGGTTTCATCTGCCACGCCGCCAGCGGCGATTGCATCAGCCATATGGCCCGCCATATCAGGATTATTAACGAACCCTTTCGCTGCTGAATAAACCTTGTTGTGGATGGCTTGGCGCTCCATGTCGGTGTCGCGCTGGTGCGCTGCGGCAAAGTCGGAAAGTTGCTGCAATGCCTCCGACGTCATCACGCCGCCCGATTTCCCCGATAGGTAGTTTTTGGCCTGCTCACCTAGCCCGCCAATCCCGGCTACGCGGTCAATCGCACCCTCTTTTGGTGACACGCTAGGGTTATCCACTCCCGCTACAGCAGTTAGCAAGGCGTTGTAACCTGCCGGGTTTCCTTCTCGCTGTAGCTGGATATCCGTTTTCAACTGGTCGAGATAGTTCTGCTTATCGCCAAGTGTGCGCAGTGTTTTTTGATACGGGCGGGCCAGCGTGGACATAAGCGGGTTTAGGTGAGCGAGGTTAATCGCCCCCATATTATCTAGCTGTCGCTGGCGTAGGTCGTACATGCGCTGCTGGTTTACCTCCATTTGCGCCATTCGTTGCGACTCCATGCCCATTCTCTGGTTAAATTCCTGCGCCTGCTGCTCTGTGCGTGCTTTAAATTGCTCGTCCTGCTGGTTTAGCCGCTTTTCGAATTGGTCGCCTTGCTGTGCCATTCTGGCGGCTTCCTGCATACGTTGCGATTCTTTGTCTAACTCCCGTTGTCGCCGTCCTCATACCATTTGAGAATCGCAGGCATCGAATAGCCGTCTTTTTGTAGTTGCGGGACGTACTGCGCGCGCTGCTGTAGCGTGTTTCCGTAGTCGTGAATACCGATAGCACCCCACAGACCGCCCACGATAGCCGCCGCCGGATTTCCACCAGCCAGCCCAGCCATTAGCGCCATCATCATGGAACCAATCCACATTTGTTGGTGAATCTCTCCGGTAGTCGGCGGGTTAACGCCGGTTTCCTGCTGCATCTGCTTAATCAGGTCGTCTGACTGGTACACGTTGGGCATAACGCCGCCGGTGTCAGGCTGTAGCGTCTGCGGGCCGCAACCTGTACGCTTGTTTGCACCTGCTGATTTTGGCGCTGCGCCTGTAGTTCTGTTACTGGTGCCGTCATCCTGCCACCCCGCTTTTGGTCGTACTGCGTGAAATTGCCTGCTCAAAGTCTGCCGCGCCTTTTGCTGCGCCGGTTGGCTTGCCCTGCGCCCACGCCTCTTTAAACGTGTTTTGGGCTAGCTGATACGTTAATTCCTTTGCGCGCTGCGTCGTAATTTCCCCATCCAGCGCTTTCTGGATGATTTCCTGTAACAGGGGGTCAATATGCTGCGCTTTGAAACCAAAGGCTGGGTAACTCTCCTGTAGGCGCTCCGGTGACATAGAACCTTGTAGATTCATTAGCTGCGGCTGCTGGTATGCCGGTTTAGGCTGCTGCGCCCATGTAACCTCGTCAGTGTTTGGGTCGTATTCTGGCTGGTAACCCTCTTGCGCTGCCCATTCCAGTTTTGCGGGGTCGCTGGCGACATTTGCAGCCGGTGAAGGGATGATTTCCGATGCTAATTTTTGATACCCGGCTAGCATTTCGCTGTATTTTTGTTCTAGTTTCATCCGAATAAATTGCTCCACTGGTGAATGTTGGCTAACGGGTTATCGTCTGCCATTTTTGTGACCTGCTGGAACGGCTGCATAGCTGTACCGCCGTTTGCTGATACCCCATGACCTCCCGGCGCAACCGGTGCGCGCGCCCCGCCGCCTTTTGGTTTCAGCGCCGCCCCATGATTGCAGGCATCATTTGTTGAATGCCTTTTTCCCACCAGCTTGATTTTGTCATTCCTGCGGCCTGCGGATTGCTTGCCGTCATTCCCTGCCCTGTCATTGCTGGAGTATCCGGCACGGTACCGGCGGCAACCCGTCCGCCTGCTGTGCGGTATCACCAACACCAAAGAACTGCTCAACATCATTCACGCCGGAGGACATTGCACCCTCTACGGCTTGCCACATATCACCCAGCCATTAAATACCCCACCCTGATTTACTGGACTTGCTATGCGTCGTGGTAGTCGTGTCGATTCCTGCCGTCGGCAATACAACATCGAGCAACGCCCGATATCCAGCCAATCCATATTTTTGTTAATCATGTCGTTTTTGCGGTTGTTATTGATATTTTCCTGATTGAAATATTGCTCAAACAATCCTGCTTTGAACTGATTCGCCTGCCCGTGCTAGCCATTTTCGCGCCGGTCTGGAAGATAGAACCGCCCGCCCTCATAAGCTGGTCAATTAGCCCAATCTCGCCGGACATGGCATTACCCGTCAGGCTCACCGCCCTTTCAGGACATTGCCAGCAAGTTCGGATTCCTGCTGTGCCATGCTGTTTGCGCCGGATGCCAAAATGCTATTTGTGGCGTTCTGCGCGGCGCTGCTGCCAGCTACTGACGTGCTCGCCATGTTTGACTGTGCCGACTGCCCGAACTCCGCGCCCATTTGACTGTATACAGAGTCCTGAATTGCTGAATCCTGCGACGTCATAAAGCCATTCATGGCGTTATAAATTCCCTCCACGCCGTTGGTGAATTGCGCTTTCCCGTTGCCGTTTAATAGCTGCTCAATCTCTGAAATCCCGCCGGACACCAGCGAACCACCAGCCCGGCAATGCTTTTGCCTGCTGCGATTGCCGCGCCGCTGCCGTATGCGTCCAGCGCGGCCTGCTCTGCCGGTGTCAGGCCAGCCACCACGCTATTTTCGTAATCAATCCCGCCGTTTCCGTTCACAAAGTCAGTGATGATTGGCTCCAGCAGGCCAGACAACCACGATGTTGTGTGGCTGGTAGTTGAGTTAGACGCCGAACCGCCACCACCAAAAATATTTGTCCCCATTACAAGCCGCCCAGAAGTTGTTTTTCATCCAGTCGCTATCTCCTGCGGTTGATTTCTTAACCTGCTTAACCGTGGCGCGCTGCGCTCCGCTGCCGACCTTAACGGCCTTCTGCGCTTTGTCCTGTAGCTTTTGCGCTGCTGCGGCCTTTGTGCGGCGTAGCTCTGCCGCATCGCGTAGGACACTCATGAATTCAGGAGACAGGGAGTCAGCGAACTGCTCCGGCGTCATGCAGGATTGGGCCAGCGCTTGAGCCGCTACAATGTCGTCGCGACTCCAGCCCGCTTTGATTAGATTCGTACCACCAGCCGCGCGTTATGGGTTCGGGTGTTGTTTAGCGCCTGCTCGCGGCTAGCCTTTTCCTGTTTAACGGCTTCGTTAAGCGTCGCCATTCGTAGCTCTGCCGCCTGTAACATCTGATGTGTTTGCTGGTACTCGCGGGAATCCAGCTTGCCGGAACGCAGTCGATTTTGTAGCTCCGCAATCTGCTTTTCGGTTTCTGTCTGCCCATGATTTGCAGACGTTCAGCGGTCTGCCCGAACTGCTTAATATTTTCAATCAGTGGCGTGATTGTTGTGTTGAAACGCTCGTATGTTTCCTGATGCTTTAGCGCTGCGCTCACCTGCTCGTCAGTGAACTGTGCGCCGTTGAACTCCCAAACCTGCGGCGTTACTTCTTCGCCCTCTCCAGCATCTCCCGCATCTTCAACGCCATCGACGGGTGTAAGCTCGGCTGCTGCCTCTCCGCTGTCAGGCTGTGCGCCTGCGCCGTTTTCGTCGCTTTCGATGACTTCCGGCGCTGCTGCTGTGCCGAAAAATGCTGAGCCAACGTCGAAGGTTGCGCCGTTAGCGGGTACATTGTTGGTTTCATCTGCCATTGTCTCACCTTGTTTTGTGCGAAAAAAAAGGACTCCGGTTGGAAGCCCTTTTTTAGTAGATCAGTCCACTCTCACCACGTCACGCTTGCGAGGCTTCTTTCTCTTGCTCAATGGCATTATTTGCTAATTTATCAGCCGCATCTGCTGACACCTTGAGGGTGTCCAAGTATGTCTCAATCTTGGCAATTTCAAGCCGCCCTAACACGTCTTTGATTTCTGCCAGCAGGTGCGCGGCGCTGTTTAGCTTGTTCTGCGTATCCGCTGCCATGTCGTTTACTTTGGCCTCTGCTAGCTGCGTACCGGCGATAGTGGCGCGTAACTGGCAAGCCGCCAAAACAGCCTTGATTTTCTGCTCAACCGGTGACGGCTTTGGCATCTGGTCAGGCGGCGTGATGTACCGCGATACGTCCTCTTGCCTGTAGCAACCCGCATGTAATCCGCGTAAATGTTGTACTTGTTTTCGTCGGTGACATTGGTCGGCAATGTTTGCGATTCGGTGCCGGTCACCAGCGCATTGAACACGTTCGCCGCCGCCTGCGCCCGGTCATACTCGGACTTAACTGCCAGCGATAAACCAATGTCACTGCGAATCAGCTTAAACGGGATATGGTCCCCTTCCACCTCCAGCGTGTTACCCATCTCCTGCAAAACACAAATCATGATTCTATAAATCGGCTTGATAAACGTTTCTGTGATGCATTTTGTGATATGGGATTCGTTAAGCTCTTGTTTATTCTGGGTTAGAGCAATAGCCGTGCCGCTAGCCTGGCTGTTTTTCTCCAGCGCTTGCGCCTGACCTGCGCTGCCCTGAATGACGTTTTCCACGTCGCCGTTAATCTCGTTATTCAGCACCCCCATAGCCTGCGGCATATCCGGCGCGGTCAGGTATGACACCGCGTTGCCGCCTTTTGTGAGGTAGGTTTTTCCCGGCCCTGATTCGTTCATCGTCGCCTTGCTTTGCGGTTTTAACAAATCATCCTGAATAACGCGCTCCGGGTAGGCTGCTAAGTCTGCGCTTCTCTGAATAGCACGGCGCGCGCGGGTGCTGCTGATTTGAGTGCTTCGACAAAAATCATAGAGCGATTCACTGTATGCGCTGTCCGGCATGATAGCCATTCCACCCCACACCAAAGGACAGTACTGAATTTCGTCATGGGTCAGGTATTGCGCGTCCGTGGTAACAACGTGGTATAGCTTTTCCTGCTGTGAGTTGTAGCAGCCACGCCAGAAATGATGATACACGGTCACCAAATCATTCAGGCCGTCCAAGCTGCTAGCGCCTTCCTGCTCTGCGGTTCCATTTAGCGTACCGATAACGAGCAATGACGTATCAAGATTTCTCCCGTCGTTTGTATCAACATCGTTTGCCGCCTGTACGGTTGCTTTCTTGTACTTGCGCTTGATTGCCTCTGCCTGAGTGATTTCCTCCGAGTAGGCGCAGTAGAGCGCGTCCGTGGTCGTTGTCGCTTTCGGGTGTAGATAGAAGTCTTTGAACGCCACTAGCTTGATAACGGGCACTTTCACATCACGAACACCCTTTACACTGCCTGTTACCGTGGCATGCTCCGTGCCGTCATTCTCAAACTCAACGGATGATTCAACGTTATAGCCTGCGCCCTGCAATACCTTTTGTGTTGCCAGCAATTCAGCTACCGGCGCGGCCTTAAAGCTGAATGAATCAGTCTCATAATGTTTTGTGTCATAGCCTACCAACGCGGCCTGATTGCCAGTTACTAAGATTTCTTTCACCGCCAACATGACTTTCGAGTAGTAGCCGTCCACCTTCAAAACCGCATTGTGTAGAGCCTTTGTAACCGCTGCGGCTAGCTTGCCATTTTTGAACCCGTCAGAATCGGCCTCTACCGGTGCGCGCTGGCTGTCCGTGAACATCGCCACCACACTTGGATTAATGGACTCAAACGCCTGCCACATCACGCGGCGCGCCGGAATATCTCCGACTTGCTTAACCACTGGAAGCTCTCCGCGATAGAACCCCACGACTCCGCGTAGCGCGCTGCCAGTGACGTTTGCACCTCTTTTGCCGCGTCGAACTGGCGTTTAACCTCTGTAAATAAATCGTTGGTGTTCAAAGTGCATATGCTCCCATGTCTTTTAAGTAACTGTTTGAATCTTCAATCTCTATTTCAACTTTCCGGGTCGCATACTGCATGTATTCGCCGTCATAGCTCACGCGAATAGCGGCAATGCGTAGAGCATCCAGAAAGTGGTTATTTTTGTCTGCCGGTACGGTTCGATGTCCCTGTTTCACCCATTGATAAAGCCGTAGCTCGCGCATAACTTCCGTGCATGTCGTGAATATCTTCAACACGCCATCTTTGAACCACTGCGCAATGATTGCTATGGAACCGACCAGCGAGCGGCAATGCTGCTCAAGCGGCGCTAAGTCCTCTGGAATCTCCCACAACAACGGATGCACGTTAGCGCCCACCTTGCGCATGATTTCGGCGCGGGTCTGCTGCGTACCGGGTAATACCCCATTCCCATCGTGAGGCGTCTTGACGACAATCGACGGCATCCCCAGCCCTGTAAACTCCTCACCTGTAGGCCAGTCGTCCGGCTCAATCCCTGTAAGCTTTCGCGCCATGTAGTCAGGCATATGGCTATTCGCGTACTTGTCGCGATCCGTTTCGCTCCCCCACTCCTGGAATACGTATCTCATTCCGGTGTCAGGGTCATACGCACAGCTGACAATGGTTGACGGGTCACTGATTCCGCTGTAGCCAAAGTCCAAACCGCTTATAACCTGCCAGTGGTCAGGAATGGCGAACGGCGCGCACGTGATTTCTTCGTCGCTGTACGGGTAGATAGCGCCAACGCCAAGAACGGGAATACCTAGAGAACGCATCTTGCGCTGGTAGGCTGGAATACGCGCCAGCAATGACGCTTTCACCTCTGGCGTCAGGTGGTCGGCGTCATCCCATGTAGCGTTTTGGAAGTAAATCTCCCCGGTGGTGTCATCACGACATTGAGCATAGAAATCTGTGGCTCCGACTTCCGGTGTCGCGGTAACAGCAATACAGCCGCCAGTGGTCGTAGTACGAGTGGTGCACTGCGCAATGATTTCAAGCTCGCGCTCTGATTGTTCATCAATCCACGCGAATACGATGGATTGCCCCATGTACACAGTTTCATCCTGCGTAGCGCTGTAAAAATGAATTTCACTCCCTTCTCCTGAAATGTGCTTAATTTTCAGCGACACCAGCGTTTCGCCGCGTCTAACTATCGAATCCCAGATAATGCAATCACGCGGTATCGAACCCGTCCCGTACTGGCTAATAGAGCGGGCGTCGTTGGTGCCAATAAGCTCCTTTTGCAACACCTTTCGTGTTGAGTCACTACTGATACCAACGGCCCACAACGTACCGGCCCCGCACCTGTAACCCTTCCACCAGCTTGGATATTGCCCCGTTGCGTGATATGCGAACTCATGCGCCGCGCCGTATGTTTTGCCGATTCGGTTAGCCGCTGACAGATATCGGAGCAGGTAACTAGCGCCGGACGCGAACCACTTCACCTGATACGCGTAAGGGCTGAAGCTGTCCCATCGGTAGAACTTATTGAAATACTGCGCGGCCCGGATAACGTGAGAATTCGCCTTGATTGCAGCCTTTCCCGCCTTTGCCAGTGCGCGCGCCGCTGCCCTAACCTTCATGCGGCGCTCAAACGTGATTTCAGTCACCGCCAAACTCCGCGAGGATAGAATCAATCTCGTTTTCGTCGATTAAGAACGGGTTATCTTCGTCCGTAGCAATGCGCGAACCACTGACAACCTGCGGGGCCGACTTAGTGACCTGAATCATTGCTTGCAGTGCAATAGCGCGCTCTGTGGCTTTAGCCTTTGGATTGGTCAGGGTTGCCATGATTGCAGCGCCCACGCCACCCACAGACTCAAAAGCCGCCAAGTCTCGCTGCACGGAGATTGCCCGGTTAGCTGCCGCCATACTGTTATGATGGGCGGCTAGCAGGTTGAAGTGTTTTGTTTTTGGCTTGGCCCCGGCGGCAGGATACCCAGCGAGCGCATCAATCTGACTTGCTCGGCATAGGCTTTCTTCCCCGCTGCCAGTCTCTTGACCTTCTCAACCTCTACCCTGTCAATCTGCTTTGGCTGCTGCGCCAT